TCGCCGTAGAGGCTCTTGGCCAGATCACGCGGACTTTCACCAGTGATCTTTGAAAGACCCTTCACCTTGGCCAAACGCGCAAAGCCGATACCAGCCTCTAGTTTCGGTGCCTTCACCTGAACGCCAGAGCGTGCAGCAGCAGCATCGGATAGAGACTTGATACCATTGGCGTTAACTGGTTTGGCTCCGCCTACCTGTGCTTTTTCCAATGCTCGGAAGCGCTTGAGATCAGCATCGATCGAGTCGATTTCAGCACTGATCGTGTCAAAGTCTTCCTGCTCAGAAGCGTCGGTGGTGCGGCCTTCAGCAGTAGCCTTTTCGAGAATTGCCTGCATAGAAGCGGCCTTTGCCGTGCGCGAAGCCTCGAGCGCGGCGATCTGTTCAGCAATATTCAAAATATCACCCTTTGATTTTTGGTTGAGTAGAACTGGTTTGTGAGATTTCGCCGTGTCGCCGGCGCTCTTTTCCTTCACAGCCTTGGTGCCTGTCGCGGCGTGCTGCGCAGTGGCAAAGTGTTTGACGTTCGTAATCGTCGCATCGGCATTAGCCGGGATGGTCACGGCTGATAGTTCCAGCCATTCCCATTTTTTGTAACGAACGCCCCACGATCTTGGGATTTCTTCGACCTCTAGGCCTCGGAAACCAATAGAAAAACCGCGCACAAGGCCGGCCTTGATCAGCGTCCATGCTCTGTCAATTTCAGGCGTGACGCCCTTCGCAACCGTAGCGACGACTTCAATGCCTTCGTCGGTTACGGACGCTTCAGTAACATGACCGATAGGGTCGTTATGGCTATGCTGCCACAACAACGGGAGCGGCAGTTTGAAAACAGCTCCTTTGGGATCGACGATATCTTCGACTCGATCCGTTGATGGCGTGCTCGCAATGCCGCGCAGCACGCCTTGTTCCTCGTCGAACGACTTAACGTCGAAGACGGCAAAAGCTTTGATTGTCATTGGTTTTCCTAAACCATGAAGAGCCTTGGCTTTCGCTTCGGCTTTTCGAGTGGTGTGTCAGCCGCAAATCCCGTCACCATCGCCAAAGCGACGGCAGCGTCGATGCGAACCGAAGCTTTGGTTTTGACGAACCAGCGGTTATCGAGTGGATCACGATCAAACGTGGCGCCCATCAAAGCTGTCATCAACACCGGGTTTCGCCGAAGCCGAACGCGGCCGTCGATAATGGCGTTTTCCAATTCGGTGACCGATCCCGGCATCCACAAGCCTTGCGGCTCTGGAAGGCCAGCAGCCTTTGCAGCTTCGATTTTCTTTTCGCTGGCCTTTGATCGACGTTTTCCGCCCTGCGGGTGGGGTATTTGCTCAACTTCGACGCCGATTGCATCAAGCTCCTCACGAAACTTGTCATAAGCGTAGGGATCATAAGCGATGCCCTGAACGTCGAAATCTTGCGTAAGCTGAGCCACTCGCTGCGCAACGAAATCGAAGCGGATGCGGCTTCCAGGCGAGGCGCTTAGCCAGCCTTGATCAACCCAGACATCGTAAGGAGCTTTATCAGCAAGAGCTCGAGCTTTTAAAGTATCTGCAGGCGTCCAGGCTTCGATCCACATATCGAAGGTAGGCAGTTCGATCGTTGAGCCATCCTCACGGTCCATCGACTTTGTGCCGGTTTTGACCGCGCACGCCAATGCTGTCATGTCTCGAGCGGCTGAAAGATCTACCGATAAAAATAGCTGCTTTCCGGCGTGTTCATCGATCGGCTCGAAATCGTCCATGACGGCTTCAACAGTATCACGCGGCATCCAGGCCTTATCAGCTGATGTCCACACGCAGAAATGCAAGCGCAAAATCCCGTTCAGCTTGCCGGGGATTTGCTTCGCCTGCGCCACCACCTCGGCCAAGTATTCTTCAGTCAAGATCGTACCGAGAAGCGGGTTAGCTTTTTTCCAGCAAGTCGGATCTTCGAGCGGGTCATCGTCTTTATCGAGCGCACAAACGTACGCAAACGTTGTATCGTCGATGACTTCGCCTACATAGATGAAATCATCATCTGGCGTCTTCGTGCCCGCAACCACGCGAACGGCATGTTCATGCTCTTCCCAGCAAAAGGAATTGCGGTCACTGCCCGAGTTTGTGATCATGAAAAGCAGTGGTTGCTGGCGAAACTTAAAACCACGCTCCAGCATCTCACCGACTGAACGATCAGGATGTTCATGCAGTTCATCGAGCAGAGCGAAATGAGGTCGTGGACCTGAACCTGTTTTGCCGGCGTCTTTCGATATCGGTCGGAAGAACGATTGCTTTTCGTGGAAAGCGATATTGAACTCTTTGCCGATCCCGCCGCTGAACTTCAGACGTCCCGCAAGCTTAGGTGCCGCACGGGCCATTTTCACAGCGTCTTGAAATAGGATTTGTGCTTGCTCTTTCTTCGCACCCGCAGCGTAGACCTGAGAACCTGCCTCGCCATCGGCCATCAAGCCAAACAAGCCAAGACCGCCCGCGAACGGTGATTTGCCGTTTCCCTTGCCTTCCTCGATGTAAGCACGACGAAATCGGCGTTTTCCGTTCTCGCGCTCCCAGCCGAACAGCGAACCGAGTTTGAAAGCCTGCGATGGATGCAGCTTGAACGGCTTCCCATCAAACTGGCCATCGTTAAGCTTCAGCCGCTCTTCGAAGAACCGCATGGCACGGTGAGCTTTCGCATCGTTCCAGTAAATCCCGCGTTCATGCGCTGTCGCCAGATCATCGAAATGTCGTTGGCAGGCGTTTCGGACATGCGGTCCCGCAATCTCGGTGCCGTCAAGGACAGCTTGCGCGTAAGCGCTCACACGCTCAAGCGCAGGTGTATCACTCATCTACAAGATCGTCCTTTTCATCACCGTCGTCAGGTATTGCAACTTTCGATGCGTCCGCAGGCGTTGCACCCATCTGGCCAAGCATCTGACGAAGCAAGTTCATTTTTTGAACGCCAACATCCTCACCAGCCATGATGCGGCCCTGAATATTGGCAGCCATTCCGACCAGCGTGCGGTGTGACTGGTTCAGCCACGGCAGTTCTTTTTCAAACAGCTTCCAAGCCGCCTTGGCTTTACTCTCTGGAGTATCCTTCAACCAGGTGGGAGGATTACCGAGCGGGCCATCAGCTTTAACGTCCTTGCGATCTTTGAAGCGGGTGGGATGTGTTTTATCTCTCCCCTCCGCCTTCGCTTTGGCGAGGGGATTCCGCGGTCGTGCCATTGAATCCTCACAGGTTCTGTGTAAAATGTAGCCAGCCGTCGAGCAGCGCTCCGGCGAAAATCAGGGTCATATTTTCAATTGGTTTTGCGTGCGTTCTTGCCCGACGCCGATACCCAGCAGGATCGCCCCTTTCGGTCGGCGACCACCCCCCGGGGGTGTTGATCACCCGATCGGCCACCCAGATGTGTCGAATCTGATGATGGTTTGACCAAGATCTTCACGCTGGCCGTCACGGTCGTGACAGGCCTTGCAAAGCGAAGCGAACGGGCCGTTCCAGAACTTTTTTTCGTTGCCCTTATGCCCGCCTTCAGAGTGGTGAACCACCGTCGCCGGTTCGATCACTTCAGACTGTAGGCAATATTCGCAGAGCGGCTGCATTTGCAGCTGAGCTTCCCGTATCCGTTTCCATCGCGCCGTCTTATATAGCTTGTGGTACGCGCGGGCCGCATCAGTGCGCTGGTCGAGCATTTATTGACAAACCTCGTCTCTCGAACTCATCAGCGATGCATGTCGCAAGCAGACGAGCTTGCCGTAGTTCCTGACTGGCTTTGGCCTGCGCTGCAAGCCTGCCTCTATTCAAGAAAGCATCTACTCGCGATGTTTCCTCTACTGCTCGCTCAAAATTCGCTCGTACGCCGAGCCTCTTTACGCTGGCGTCAATGCGACGCTGCAGATCTTCTAACCGTGAGTCCATGATCTTCTCCTAATGGTCGAAGCACAGTTGCAACTGACGAAGCCGGCAATTAAGACACGCTGTTAAGTGGGTGGGAAACATTTGGGGGAAGTGTGATGATCGAACTGAAGAACCTATCGATAGCAGATTTGTTGAACTGCCATTCGCTTGTGCTCGATGAACTGAAGAGCAGGCAAGCAACACGAAGCTCTAATAATCCAACAGGGGATTACGCAGAGTTCCTGTTCTCACTAGCATTCGACTGGACATTAGAAACAAATTCAAAAGCTGGATACGATGCACTCAATCACGCTGGCGATAAGTTTCAAATAAAATCTAGACGTATCGTGAATGGATCAGCGAGCGAGCGTCGACTGGGCACCATGCGCAATATTGAACAGGTTAATTTCGATTATCTGGCAGCTGTTCTATTCAACAAGGACTACAAAGTTAGTCGCGCCATCATCATTCCTCATTCCTGCGTGTTGAGACTTATGTCGAAACAATCTCACGTAAATGGATGCTTCATCACATTGAGAGACAGTATTTGGAATGAGCCAGAAGCAAATGATGTTACCGATCATCTGAAAGACGCTGAAAAGACACTTGGTATTGAAGTAGCGAACCAGCGTCCGGAGCCCGTCGCTTAATAGGCTTCCGACCGTTTGATCTGGCCGCTGTTTGGTTGCAGGAAGTGGACTTGAACCACTGACCTTCAGGTTATGAGCCTGACGAGCTACCGGGCTGCTCTATCCTGCTAAAACTGGTCAAGGTGACAGGATTTGAACCTGCGATACCGGCTCCCAAGGCCGGGGCTTTAGGCCATGCTAAGCTACACCCTGAGAATAAGTAGCCGGGAGCGCGGACCATCGCGCTGCACCGGCTCTTTGCTGCTAGCAGAGGAGGAGGAGACAACTCCCAGCAGCGTACCGTCGCGGGTCGTGAGCAACCCGCGACGATCTCAGAAATAGAGAAAGCCCGGCGCAATGACCGGGCTTAGTTTTGTTATTCTCTTCTCCCCATTACGAATGGGAGAGGGTTTGAGGTACACCTCACGCAGCGAGGCGGAGCTTCTGTCGTTCGAGACGAGCTTTGGCTCGATTAATGTTCGTGATGGCCTGGCGTGCTTCCTTACGCTGTCGGCTCTTGATGCGATCCCACGTTTCCCGCAGCCCATTGATTGCAGCATTGATCAACGCCTTCCCAGCCGCAGACGCTTGTTTGCCGTTGAAGCCACGAGCTTCGCCGATCTCGGTCAATGTTTTCCCACCGAGAACCGCATCTTCGAACGGCGCCAGACCTACACCCAAGGCCGCACGCAACTCCACCAGAATGGGGCGCATATCAATCTTTGCAATCATGATGTTCTCGTTGAACTTCACAGCAAAAGGCCGTTCTTTGGCCTTGGTGTCGTCGTCGGCAGCCATGGCGCGTTTCGGTTGATGTACCCAATCAAGATCGGACCTACTGCGCTTTCGCACACTCCCGTATCGTATTTCGCCACCCGGGATGAAATTCGTTGGCCAGTTCTTGGCAGCAGCGTCGTCGATGTCGTCGGTGGTCATCGTATCGGATGCGTACTCCTTCACCGCACTGGCATCATACCCATAATCGATGCCCCGCAAAGGTTGCGACGCTATCAAGCTGCACAAGCCACGGTAAAACTCGACGGCTTCCACATCATCGTGGCGTTTCTCCCGGCGAAGCTGACGTAGGAGTTCCCATCCTTGCAAATTATCATTTGCAGCAGATTCAGCGAGATGTGCATGCCGCTTGTTGATACGCTCAACAGCAGCAATAATCTGACCGTCGCGAAGTGCCCGTGCGTGCTCCGCCTTGGCCTGCATCAATGCGCGTTCTGCTGGCGTATGTTCCGGCATAACTTTCCCCTCCAATAGCGTTTTTGCAATTTTGTATTTGTTATCCGTTCCGGCAATCAAAGCGATCCAAGCTTCCTTGCGAGGATCAACGACAGATGCCCTGCGCGTCACCTTGCGAGGTTCCCGCACTGGCAACCCATCCTCGTCGCGAATGAGATTTCCTGATTGATCACGTAGCCATTTTACATTCGTACGATAGGGGTTGCTGACAGGAGTTGCAGGCACGGCAAAAATATTAGTGGGTGCGCCTGTGTGTTCGAAAATAGGAGCGTTGTCGTTGTCAGCCTTCATGCGGATACCTCCGAGGCATAGAGGTCTTCAGCGATATGACCAGCCATCATGTGAGTGCGCACCAACTCCTCAACACATGCTGCTTTCTCACTTTCCTTGTAAGAGCGACCAAACGTTATGCCACTTTCATGCCTTTGCGGTGTGTAGCTGCCAAACAGCCACTTATATTCAACCGCAGAACGAAGCGCGTCTAATTCCGAAACTGTGTATGCTCGTTCAGTCATACTGACGCCTCCGATCCTGGACGCTTGCGTCCTGTCAGCTTTTCGAACTGATCCCAGCTCATGCGACGACCAGTCGTTGTTGGCTGCCGAACCTCACCTTCAACCGGCTCGGGTGTGTAGGCACTCGTTTTAAAACGAAGTGGCTCTCGGAATGGCACCTTCATGTCGGACGCACGCCAAGCTGCACGGGC